TGCTCGATGTGGCCGAGCAGGCCGGGCTGGGCACGATGCTGCCCGATCCGATCGCCCGCGCCGTGGTGGCGACCGGCGGGCGGCGTGCCGGCCTGATCGACCTGGACAAGCAGACGCGCCAGGCCGTGTTCGACGCGCTGGCCGAAGGGCGCGCGGAAGGCGAAGGCGCACAGGCGCTGGCCAACCGCATCGCCAATATGGTCGAGGGCGGGCCGTGGAGCGACGGGATCACCCGCGCCCGGATCATCGCCCGCACCGAGACCAAGTTTGCCCAGAACCTTTCCACGATCGAAGCGGCGAAGGCTGCGGGCGTGGACCGGCTGATGGTGTTCGATGGCCGGCTCGGCCCCGGCCGATCGCTGGAAGAGCACATGGCGCGCAACGGCTCGATCGTCTCGGCCGAAGACGCGCTGGTGATGGCGGCGGAGGAGCATCCGAACGGGACGCTGAGCTTCGCGCCCTATTTCGGACTGGACGAAGATTGATCGGAGAACGACGATGCAGACGAAGAATATCACGGTCCAGGAGATGGACGATGCCGGCAAGGGGCTGGCGCTACTGGCCACGCTTTCGGCTGTCGACCATGACGGCGATACCTATCTGCCAGGTGCCTTCAGCTGGAAGGACGGCGGCAGCCAGTGGGCGCCGCTGCTGTGCGGCCATGATCGCTGGATGATGCCCTTCGGAAAGGCCCGCGTTTACGAGGACGGCGACGCCGCGTTTGCCGAGCTGCACCTCAACCTCGAAACGCAGGCCGGTCGCGATTGGCACGCAGCGCTGAAATTCGACCTGGCGACGGGTAAATCGGTGCAGGAATGGTCTTACGGCTACGACACGCTGGATGCCGATTACCAGATCCGCGGCGACAGCTGGGTGCGGGTGCTGAAAAAGCAGGACGTGCACGAAGTCTCGACCGTAGTGCGTGGTGCCGGCGAAGGAACCCGCACGCTCGCCATCAAGGGCGCAAAGAATGCCGAGCTGAAGGAAGTGCGTTTCGATGCGCTGCTGTCCGAGCTGGGCGGGATCGCGCAGGCGGTGACCGCAGAGCCGGGCGTGCTTTCCGCCACCGGGCGCAAACAGTTGCAGCAGATCCATGCTGCGCTGGGCGAAGCGTTGGTCGATCCCGAGGAAATCGCAGCCAAGGCGATGGAACTGGCCGGCAGCGACTTCGCCGCCTACCAGGCGCTCCAGGCACGGCGCCACCTGCCGCGCTGATCAAGCCCGAAAGGGTCGCACGGAACTGCCCCGCCGATCGTCCATGGTCGGCGGGGCAGTTGTGTTTCCGGCGCGGCTTGGTTTAAGCATGCGACGCGCTGAGGCGTGATTCCCCGAAGGTTGGACTTGTCATCACCCGGAACGTGTTCCGGGGCGAAGGCCTGCGCGTGCCGCTTCCATATGGGCCGGATTTTCCGATCCGGACCACATGGAGATGACACGATGTCTATCAAGAATTTGACTGCGGAGCAGGCCCGCGAGAAGCTGGGTGTGAAGCAGGACGAGCTGGGCAAGATCTTCGAAGAAGCGAAGACCGATGATGGCCGGCATGACTACAGCAAGGTTAAGTGCCTGGGTGTAGGGCTCGATTCGGTTGCCGTTGCCGAAAAGGTCCACGCTCTGAACCTGGAAGCCAACGAGCTGGCCAAGCATGCCGAGACGCTGGAAGCGGCGGACAAGGCCGCCGCCGACCATGCCGACCGCGAGAAGGGCCTGCGCAATTTCCCGCTGCCCGGCAAGGGCGGTGGCGACCGACCCGCCAACCAGGGGCAGTTCAAGTCGCTCGGGCAGCAGGTGGTCGAGGCGAAGGAATTCAAGGCCTGGAGCCGATCCGGCACCCTGGATCTGGTTTTTGGTGAAATGCTGCCCAGCGAGTTCCTCGCCAAGGCGGTCGCGTTCGAAACGCTGGGGACCAAGGCGGCCATGACCACGGCGGCGGGCTTCGCACCCGAAAGCGTGCGCCTCCCCGGTTTTGTGGAGGCGGCGACCCGCCCGATCCAGCTGCTCGACATCCTGCCGATGGGTCGTACCGGCCAGGCATCGGTACCGTACATGGAAGAAACCACCCGCACCCATGGCGCTGCCGAAACGGCCGAAGGTGGCACCTTTGCCGAAAGCGAATTCGCTTTCACCCAGAAATCCAGCCCTGTGCGCAAGATCACCGACAGTCTGCCGGTGACCGACGAGCAGCTGGAGGACGTTGACCTGATCGAAAGCTATATTAACGGACGCCTTTCCTTCGGCATACGCCAGCGGCTCGACCTGCAGTGCTACGATGGTGATGGCGCGGGTACCAATCTACGCGGGATCCACAATGTCGTGGGCATCCAGACGCAAGCAAAGGGCGGAGACTCGGTGATGGATGCCTTCTATAAGGCAATGACCAAGGTCCGTGTCACCGGTCGGGCCATGCCGACGCACCATGTGATGCACCCGGAAGACTGGCAGGACATCCGCCTGACCCGAACGGCTGACGGCATCTACATTTTCGGCAGCCCGACCGATGCAGGCCCGGATCGCCTGTGGGGCCTGCCGGTTGTGCAGAACGATGCGAAAGCGGCTGGCACGGGTTTGGTCGGCTCGTTCCAGCCCGCGTGGATCAGCCTGCTCGAAAAGCGTGGTGTCGATATCCAGGTCGGCTACGTCGATGACCAGTTCGGCAAGGGTATGCGCACCGTGCGCGGCGACATGCGAGCCGCGTTGTTGGTGCCCCGCCCGCCCGCCTTCTGCTCCGTCACCGGGATCTGATCTCCGGCCGGGGGCGGGCTGCGGCCCGTCCCCGGCTGACCCGAGTGGCGCGCAATTGCGCTGCTCCGGCCAGCCAGGAGAACCGGCCTCAAGCAGCGCAGCGATAGGCCAACAGGAGATTACCCATGAAGATCGAAGGTTCGCAGGTTCGCATCCGCTCCTGCATTTTCGCCGCCATCGCGCTGGGCGCGAATGACGATATCCTCGCCGATACGGCCATGGCCAATGGCGAAACCACGGAAGTTTCCGAGTTCGACGGCCAGCCCGACGTCGCACGCAATGTGACCGTGAAAGGAAATGACGCCAATGTAAGCGGCGACGTGGTGATCGACGGCCTCGACTTTGAAGGCAATGCGATCACCGAAACGATCGCGCTCGATGCCGCCAATCTCGTGGCCGGCAACAAGGCCTTTGCCGAGATCACGCTGATCACGCTGCCTGCCTATGACACCGCCGATACCGAGCGGGTGCGCGTTGGCCTGGGCGCGAAGATCGGCCTGCCGGTGCGGCTCTCACGCAACACGGTGATCGCGGCCTTCCTGGACAATGTCCGCGAAGGCACGGCGCCGACCGTGGCGGTGGATGCCGCCGCGATCGAGAGCAACACGGCCACGCTGAACAGCGCGCTCGATGGCTCGGCCGTGATCATCGACCTCTACGAAACGCAGTAAGGAGACCCGAGATGAAGTGCACGCAGAGGCTGTGTCTGACGGCCGACAAAAAGAGGGTGGTGCCCGAGGGCGATCCCAAGGCCGCCTTCCTTTACGCCACGCCGGGCGACGAGATCCCCGACAGCGCGGCCGAGATGTTCGGCCTGGTCGATGGCGGGCTGCCGAAGAAGGCCGCAAAGACCACGACCGAGACCAAGCCTGCTGCCAAGCGGAAGCCCTCTGCCAAGCCGAAACCGGCGGCGTCCGACAAGGAAAAACCGGCCAGCGAAACCAAGGAAAGCTAATTCATGTCGCTGCTCGACCGGGTCAAAGAGCGCACGGGCAGCGATCTGTCCGATGCCGAGTTGCAGGCGATGATCGATGCGATCGCCGCCGATCTCGACGCGCGCTATGGCCCGGCCGGGGAGACCACCGAGGAGATCGGCGACCCGACCGATCCCGACAGCCGCTGGAAGCGCACGCTGCGGCTCGCCCGCTCGGCCGACACCGGCGAGACCATCACGGTGGTGGAGATCGATCCCGGCAACACCGGGGAAGCCGGCGACGAAACCGCGCTGGCGGCGGATGATTACCGTGTGCTGCACGGCGGGCGCACGCTGCAGCGGTTGACGGCCGGCACCAACGGCCGGAGCTATTGGGCGCCGCTGGTGCGGGTGACCTATACGCCGCAGGGTATGACGGCGCTGCGCGAGGAAGCGACGATCAAGCTGATGCAGCTCGATCTGTCCTATCGCGGCGGGCTGAAGAGCGAGCGCGCGGGCGATTACCAGTTTACGCTGAGCGGCGACATCGCCGCCGATCGGGAAGCCATATTGCAGACGCTGGAAGACCGGCGCGGGATGGTTTTCGCATGAGCAGGCTTGGCCTTAGCCTTCTCGCAGCCGCTGCCGCCTCCTGCGGGACAGGCATGGAGCATTTCTCGCCGCGCCCACAGCGCGTGTCCCGTGTGAATTCCTCGATCTCCAGGATTGTCTTCGCCATCGATGTCGCATTGCTGCCGCCCGCGCCACCGAAGCCCTTGACCAAACGCCAACGTCGGCGACTGCGTGGGAGAGCCAAGGCCAAGCCCGATCGGAGGCTGTGGCAATGAGCGCGCTGGGCTGGATCATCTATCTGATCGGCGCGGTGCTGGCCTTCTGGCTGGCGCGCAGCCTGATCAATGTCCGTTCCCGATACCGCACCGGTGCCGCGATTGTGCTCGCCATTCTGTGGCCGGCGCTGCTGGCGCTGATCGCGGCGTTCATGCTGGCTGACGCGATCGAGTGGAGCGTGAAGCGAATTCGCAGGCGGTGGCGGCTATGATCGCGGGCCGGCTGACCATGCGCGCGGCGGTGGAGCGCAATCAGGCTGTCGGGACGGACAGCTGGGGCAATCCCGTGGCGCCCGATTTCCAGAGCATCGGCGATCCGCTGCCCTGCTTCGTCTGGTCGCGCAGCAGCCGCGAGCTGGTGGATGGAAGCAAGACGGCGATGATCGAGGATATGCGGGCGATGTTCGCGCTCGATGCCGATATCGCCGAAGCCGACGAGATCGCCAGTGTGACCGATCGGGCCGGCACAGAGATCATTCCCGGCCGGCTGAAGGTGGAAGGCCCGCCGCAGCGCAAGCACAATCACGTCGAAGTCGCCCTGCAGAGGATCGGGTGATGAGGTATTTGTTTCGCCCTCAGACGCCGGGCGCGGGGCATCCGCCCCGCTTGGCTTTCCTCCGCGCAAGCGCTCCGGGCGCGCCTGCAGGTGTGCTTCGCACGTCTGCGCCTTCGGCTTCGACTCCGCGCTTGCGGCCTGCTGGACGCAGGCCGGACTGGCGCGATCCGGCTGCCATGATGGAGGCGCTCCATGGCTAAGCCCAAAAGCCTCGTCTGGAAGGGCAAGGCGCTGACCGAGAAGATGCGCCAGGCGCAGATCCTGGGCGTCAATGCCACCATGGGCGAATGCGTGGTGCAGGCGAAGGACAATCACGCCTGGAACAACCAGACCGGCATTCTGGAAGGTTCGATCGACATTGCCGAATATGCCGCACCCAAGGGTGCCGGGGTGGAAGGCAGCTGGGGATCGCAGGACGTGAAATATGCCCGCATCCACGAACTGGGCGGCACGATCGCGCATCCGGGCGGCACGCCCTATTTCGTTGGCGAGGACGGCAAGGCCCATTTCGTGAGCCTGGACGATCCGCGCGCGGCGAACCTGCCGAAGACCAAGCCGCACGATATCGTGATCCCGGCGAAGCCCTATCTGCGGCCGGCCGCCGACGCCAAATATCCCGGCCTCGCGGGCAATATCCGCAAGGCCTACGCCAAGCTGAGTAAAGCATCATGAGTGCGGCCGATCCCGTTGCCGCGCTGGTCGCCTATCTGAAAGCCGATGCCGGCATGGCCGCGCTGCTGGGCACGCGCGTGTTCGGCGGGGAGCTGCCGGCCGCAGAAGCGGAATTCATGCCGCGCAAGGCGCTGGTGGTGAAGCCGAGCGGCGGAGCCTCGCTGACGGCGGGCAGCCATGCCGAACACGACACGGGGCGATACGACCTGTTCGGTTTCGGCGAGACGCCGCACGAGGCCACGCGTGTTTCCGACGCCGGCGCGCTGGCCATGAAGCGCCTGACACGCGGCGTGTGGGCCGGGACATTGCTGCACTGGGCCAATTCGGCCGGAGGATCGAGCAGCGGGCGCGAGCCGGGCACCGAATGGCCGCGCAGCTTCCGATCCTACCAGCTGTTCTACGCACTTGAAGAAGTCTGAGTTTGAAGGAGACCAACCATGGAACCTTATGAAATTATCGCCAACCCGCTGACCCTGTGGCTTGCCCCTTCGGGCGAGGCATTTCCCGCGATCGATGCCGCCCCGGCGGGCAACTGGGCGAAGATCGGCACCAGCGGCACGCGCAATTACAGCGAGGAAGGCCTTGTCGTAAGCGCCTCGGTCAGTTTCCAGAAGGCCCGCCCCGCCGGCGCGTCCGGGCCGGTGAAGGCGTTCATCGACGAGGAAGATCTGATGTTCCGCCTGACCATGTGGGACATGACGCTGGAACAGTTCGCCAAGGCGCTGAACGACAACACCGTCACCACCACGGCGGCCGGATCGGGGACTGCTGGCTTCAAGAAGATCGGCTTGAGCCGGGGCCTCAACGTGACGGAATTCGCGCTGCTGGCGCGTGGCCCTTCACCCTACGATGAAACCATGAA